CTATATATGCAAGTTCTTTTGTAACTTGTGATACAATTTTATTTTATTTTAAGGGTTTACCATACTTATCAAGTAATTCAAGTTTTCTTACTTGACCTAAATTGGATTTAGCTGCTTTCTTTATCTTTTTATACTGTTTAACTAACTTATCTACCTCATCTTGGTCTATGTCAGCAGTTAATTTACCATCAAACCCACGTCCTTTTTTCTCAATATAATCATTAATCCCATTCTGGATCTCACCCTCAATGATATCATTTATTTGTTTTCTGATATCATCTTTCATTATCTACTACCCCATACAATATCTGAGTATGCTGTTTCCACAACACCTCTTGTGATCTTAGGATACTGTCTTTCTAATCCACCATCTTTAACTAGAGTTAATATGTCTGCTTCTTGTGGATGTAATCCCTCTAGCATTTGAATAAACATAGTCTCTCTACGAATTGAAGATAAACTATCATTACCACCTTTTACAAAATGATATAGATTAGTATATTCCTTTCTAAGTGATGTGTGATCTGTTCCTACAGGAACTTCATTTCTCTCATAAGGAACAGTTCCTTCTGGAAGTAATGACACTGCAGCTTCATCAAAGTTCCAAATTAATATAGACACTAATCCAGGATACCTATACTCTTGTAATACTTCAACTCTTTTAGAAACTGTTTTCTGCTTATTAGCCAATTCAAGAACCTCAAACACAAAAGGATTAGGAGGTAATTTAGTGCTTGCTGTAATGGTAGCTTTCTTTGGAACTTTTGGAGTTACCTTTGTTGGTGCACCTGAGTTTAAAGATGCTGATGTCGTAGCCATATCAATTCTAATGTTATATTCAGTTTAGTTTATTTAGAGGTAAAAGTCAACTCTCTTCTTGACTGTCCTCAGGAGTATTCTCAAACCTAAAAGCAACTATCTCATCTGCTATGAGATTACCATTTTCATCATACATTTCTGGATGAGAAGGGTATTGAGAGAATTGTGTTTTTTCTAAAGTATATGTCCTTGCTGTCCACCCAATAACTCCACCCACAAGAAGGGATAAAAGTGATACTACAGTTGATATAGTTAAAGTTACTATCAGTGTTTCCATGAAATTTTCCTCTAGGTAGATTTGTTTTTCTTTAAATCCAAATGAAACTCAAAGTAAAAATGAATCTCCCTATTTAAGAAAGCTATCATGTTTCCCCATTTCACTTGGAAGGTTTTGGGTTCTGGTAGTTTCCTCCTCTTATTTCTAAGCAGTAATTCAACTCCTCTATTGATTTGGGGAGCATCATCACCTTTGGTTTTATTTAGAGGATTTTTTTTTCCTTCCTGGTCTTTTGTCATAACTGTACTTTAATGCATCATCTAGTATTTTGGTGAGGTATGTTCTGATCTTCCTTGCCTGTGGTTTAGGAATGTGACCATATGCTTCCTTTAGAACCACATCTCCTCCTTTGATGTATCCACTCAGTTCTTGAATGGCTTGGCGAAGTTCTTCAGCAGTTGAACTCTTAATAAATTCATCTGCCTCTCTCTTCACTGCTTTCTTGCCTTCCAGAAGGGCATAAAAGTTCAAGAGATACTTTCCTTCAAAAGCATACTCCATTGCCCTTTCTACAAGGTCATAGATGTCATCTGCTGCCAAGGAGTTTGTTCTCCTTGAGATATTTGACCGTCTCTGTACAACCACCTAGTTTTGCTCCATCTAATACTACTTGAGGAAAAGTTGCTCCATTTCCAAATTCCTCATAAAAACCTTCTTTGTCAAAGTGTTTGTTGAGTTTATATTCAACATAGTTGAACTGTGCTAAGTCTAGCACCTTAACCACTTGACTGCAATAAGGACATTGATCCTTTGAATAAACTGTAAAGTTCATGCTTGTCTTGTTTTGTTACGAATGATGATTCTATCATTTTCATAATCAGCTACAAATTCTAGTGCATCTGTAGTATCCCACATTAACTCTTCATACAATGAGTTTAATGTCTGCATGTCTTGATACAAGTCTGTTGGCTTGTCCATAGTTTTATTTTTATATAGGAATAAAAAAAAGAGACCCCCTAAGGGATCTCTTTAACATAACACAAAGTAAAATTAATTACAACGCATTTCCTCTAGGTAAGACTTCCTCTGGGAACACAAAGTTCTCATGAGGTTGGTCTACTGAAGACATCCATGCTCTCATACCTTCATTTAAAAGAATGTTCTTTGTATAGAAAGTTTCAAACTCTGGGTCTTCTGCTGCTCTTATCTCCTGAGATACAAAGTCATATGCTCTCAAGTTAAGTGCTAGACCTACAATACCTATTGATGATGTCCACATACCCATTACAGGTACAAACAACATTAGGAAGTGTAAGAATCTTTTGTTAGAGAAAGCAATACCAAATATCTGTGACCAGAATCTGTTTGCTGTAATCATTGAATAAGTTTCTTCTTCCTGTGTAGGATCAAATGCTCTGAAGGTTGTAGATTGAATCTTACCATCAGTGTATTGTGATGTGTCTTCATACAATGTATTCTGCACTGTAGCACCATGAATGGCACATAGTAATGCTCCACCTAATATACCTGCTACACCCATCATGTGGAATGGGTTAAGAGTTATATTGTGGAAACCTTGAATGAAGAGAATATATCTGAAGATTGCTGCTACACCAAATGAAGGTGCAAAGAACCAACTGTGCTGACCTAATGGATAGATCAGAAAGATGCTAGTGAAGACTGCAATAACAGCAGAGAAAGCAAGGGCATTGTATGGTCTGATACCAACAAGTCCTGCAATTTCAAACTGTCTTAACATGAATCCTATGAGACCAAATACACCATGAAGTGCAACAAAGTTCCAAAGTCCACCAAGTTGTAACCAACGTACAAATGAACCTTGTGCTTCAGGTCCCCATAGGAATAATAAACTGTGACCCATTGCATCACCAGGTGTGGATACTGCTGCTGTTAGAAAGTTACAACCTTCTAAGTAAGAACTTGCAACTCCATGAGTATACCAACTTGTAACAAATGTGGTTCCAACGAACCAACCACCAATTGCAAGGTATGCACATGGTAAAAGAAGCAATCCAGACCATCCTATGAATACAAATCTGTCACGTTTCAACCAATCATCTAATGCATCAAACCAACCTAATGTTGGTTGCTGTCTTAAGGTAGATGCTACCATAATTCTCCTATGAAAAAGGGGTCATAAAGACCCCTAGTTTATCTTTTGATTAAGTTATTAACCAATTGAAGGTGCTGTTAAAGCAACTGTTGTAGACTCAGCACATGCTAGGTCTAATGGGAAGTTGTGTGCATTTCTTTCATGCATAACTTCCATTCCTAAGTTTGCTCTGTTAAGAACATCTCCCCATGTTGGAACAATCTTACCATTAGCGTCTACTACAGACTGGTTGAAGTTGAATCCATTAAGGTTGAATGCCATTGTACAGATACCCATTGAGGTTAACCATACACATACT